AGTTGCGGCAGCATCACGAACATCACCAAACTTTTCATGTAAAGCTAATTCTCTTTCAAGATCTTTTATTACTTCTTTAGTCTCATTAGGTGCTTCTTCTTCCAGAATAGTTACATCTGGTATTGCTGATACATCTTCTTCGCTTGTAGTAACTGTAACATTTACAAAAGGCACGTAATTAAGCCCTGTCCTTTCATTTATCTCAGGTACTGTTACATTTTTATAGTTATCCATTTTTTCAGAAATTTCTTCACCATGATCTTCCTGAATCTCCTTAACCTTTCCTTCAGCATATTTAAAGGCTTCTTTAGCTTCTTCTTCAGTACCAAATTGTTGCCATCTAACCTCATTACCATATTGATCTTTTATTGTCAATATATAGGTTCGGTTATTTTCATTACCTACTGGTCTTAATTCTACACTAGAAGGAAGAGATGTTTGCTCCATAATAGCCTGATCCATTAATTCATAAGCTCTTTGAGTATTTTTCTCAACATCTATTCCATTCTCTAGATCAGCAGTAACTTGTTCTAGTTCATTAATTAGTAATTGATGTTCATCGAATGATTTATCATAATTATATGTGTTATAAGCTATTTTTGATACATCAACATATTTATCCCAGTTATGCTGTGCATTAGCTTCTAATATTTTCGCTTCTTTCTTTTGTTGCCATTTATTAGCACCCCACCTAACGCCCTGTGGAAATGCAAGAACTGCTAATTCAGATGTGAATTGATTCCAAGTTGGAACTTCAAAATCTTCAACACCTGCAAAATGTCTTAAAACTTGTCCTAATCTTTCTTCTGACCACTCAACTGCAAACCCTTGTATACCTGCTTCATCTAATATTTTTGATATTTTAGACTGAGGAATTTTTGGATTCGCTTTTTTAACAGCTTTTTCTAATGCTTCGCCTACAATTTTACCCTTAGTCCACTTAGCACCTAATAATATCCTGCCACCAGATCTTTCTGATAAAAGTTCAATATAGCTATCAAGGGCAGATTTTCTAAATGCAGGTATAAGCGACTCACCTTCTGCAACTTTTTCAGGTACAAATACTCTACGATCACGATCAAGTTTATCTGTGATCTTATAAATATCTGTCATTTCACGTACAGTACCTGCTGTAATACTACCACCTCTGGCTACTGTTGTTTGATAACCTACAGCAAGGAATTTCGATCCCCACATCAAACCCTGATCAACTAATTTTTTATTTAATACTTCTTGTCCTGCTTCAGTAAGAAAATATTTTATTCCTTTTTCAAGTGCTTCTTTTGTAACTTTTGTTCCAACTCTATATGCTCCCCCAGTTGTTGCTAATTCAATTATAAATGCAGGTAATTGTGCAACTCCACTTGCAGTCATATGTCCCCAAGAAACCTGTCTTTGTATTCTATCGTTAAAATCTCTTAGATAGATAAGTTGATCATTGGTAACCTCTTCACCCTCATTTAACTTATGTATTAACATAGCCAAATGTGTTGCTTCACCTATAGCATATCCCTGACCTGCAAAAGGCAATGCACTTATTAATGTTTCGACACCTAGATCAGAGACATCAAGCCTATCCTCATCTGCTATTCCATCAGTTTCTGCATTGATCTTTAATAAATAATGTGGTCTTGCAAATTGCTCATTAAATCTTGTTTCAGGATCATTTAATTCCTGTGCTAGTTCAGGATCAACAATAATACGTTGTTTGATCGTATCATAAAAATAATGTCCATCTATAATAGCACCTTTTTTTTCTAGCTCTTGTTTTACTTGTGGATCAACATTCTCAGGTCTTTCTTTTCTTTCTATCTTGTTTAAGTTTTCTAATAATTCTTCATTTGCTTTAATATCATCAACCAATTTTGATCCTACACCAAGCATCTGATTGTATTGTTTTATAGCAACACTATATTGGTCATCCTTCCATTTATCCATGCGACCTTCAACATCTGTCAATAGCTTTCCATCTAATCCACGTGATTGCCTACTTCGTTTTTCTATTAATGGTTTCAGGTCTTTCTTATACCATTCATCATCTTGATCTAATGGTGTTGTAAGATCTATCGCAGATTTACCAAGTTTTATCCGAGATTGTACTTTATTGAATTCACGTAATTGTTTATCAAGGTCAGTCTCGACTCCCTGTATCTGGACATCTGTATCAAGATCTTCTAGGCTATAGTCATATTTTAAGTCGAGTGATTCAGTAGGATCTCCAGTACCACCACCACCAATAGCTTCAGCAATAAATTTATTTTTAGCTTCGTCTTTGCCCTTTTCACTCATTCCAGATTTATCAATCTGGGTAAATACTGCATTTACATCTTTTATAGCCTGTACTGGATCAGGAGCATTTAATATCTTCTGATCTTTGAGGGATTGAATTCTTTTCTTATCTTCTAATAATAATTCTCTTGGATCTCTTTTAAGTGGATGCCCATCAGGTAGAGCGTTATTTCTTGCAATTTTAACAGAAATAGCAATGTTTTGTTCATTTGGATCAGCAAAGGTTGTTTGTTGGTATCTACCTAGCAATTCATATAATGCTTTAAATCCTGCTTCCTGATTCTGAAATACTGCAAACCGATCTTTTTTATAAAGCACCTTACCTTTAGAATCTTTGATTTCAGGTGAAGGCATTGCTCCTTCTTGCTCTCTATATTCAAGCATACCCGGATTGTTCCATTCCTGTGCTAAACTAGTATCACGACCATTTATCTCTTGATTTCTCTCTGGAGTATTAAAAAACCCTTCTTGCCTTGCAATAGCCTGTGATAATGAATCGATATCTACATCAGCTAATGGTGTCTCTGGATCAGCACCAGTTGTTTGTTTAATGACAGATAAATAATTATTAAAGTTATTATCTTGACCAGATGAGTCTATTGGAGGTGCATATCTATTTAAAAACGATGATACTGTATGCTTAATGATAGGAGCAGGTTCTTCTCCAGTTGAAAGATAATTTCTCATCTTATCAAGTATTTCTAACTGCTTATCTGTTTGAATACCAGTCCATTCTGGATTTCCTTTTAATGCTTCTCTAACATGAGCATCTGCCCAACTAACATCCATCCATTGTTCAAAAGGTCTTGATTCCTGTCCACTTTTTACAAGATCTTGGTATTTTTTATTATCAAATTCTTTTACTTCATCTGATCTTGCATCCATATAGTCCTGTCTTAAACTCTGCCAATATTTATCCTCATCAGATAAATGATGTAACATATCTCCCCAGATAGCTGATTCTAGCTCTTCTGAGTCTGTTGGAGCATCTTGATACAACCTTATTAATGGTTTTCCTGTTGTATTACCGGGTTCTACATCAGTTCCTGTCTCAGTTGGAGATAAAAATTCAATATTTCCTTGATGTGGACTTTTTCTATCTACTTGTTCTATCTGATAATCATATCTAGATAAAACAGGATTCTTATCATATATTTTTTTCTTTATATCATCATAGTTAGGTTGAACAGGTGTTTGTTGAGCTTGTAGACCATCACCTAAAAATCTCTTTTTAACTTTTTCTGTAAAAGTAGGTTCTGGTTTTATTTGCTCAGAGTAAATTGGATACTTATCAAGAATTCTTTCATATAGCTCATTATCTTCTATATCATTATAATCAGGATATTTTTCCCTTACTTTTGATATAAAATCTTCTTTACTATCAAAATAGTATTGAATTTTATTATCGCTCATTTTGGTGGTCTTATGAATATAGGATCATTATTAGTTGTTGCTTTCTTTTTTAATGATTTTTTTGCTTCTTTAACTTTAGGATTCGACTTTTCTGCTCGTTTCTTATTTATTTCATTTATTGACAAAAATAAAGATTCGTCAATTTCTATCCAATTTCCATCTCTATCCTTCATATAAAATTTTGAATAGCCATCATTACCCTTTGTTTCCTTTAATTCTACAGACTTCTTCATGAATTCTTCTTTTTTCAGGAAATGTGGCTTATATCTCTCAGCCTCTTCTTTTGAAATATTTTTATCTAATATTCCTGCATTATAGATCATTAAGGAATCTGGTGTAGTTGGCGGATCTTCTGGATCATTTAATATTATTCTTTCTTTAGCTTTTGGCAACTTGGTACTTAATGTAGTTTGCTCTACAGGAATCTCTGTGCTTTTGGCATCTCGTGTTTTTGTTAGATTTTCCTTCTTACCATCTTTTGTATCCCATGTATCATATGTATTGACACGCCATTTTCCAGATTCATCTTGTTCTATTTTTTCTACTTCTACTTTTTCTGGTTCAGGTCTTTTCCAATCTTTTGCTTTAACATTTGGAATACTAGGAGCAAGTTGCTGTACTCTTGAACTATCAGATTGAGTTGCTGAACCAGCTTGAACTTTTTTAAGAATATCCTGATATTCTTGCATAGCCTGATCTTTTTTATAAGCCTGAACATCACCTCTACTTTTAAACCTTGTAGTATCTCCTTTATCAGATACTAAGTAATAAGGATTATCCTCTCTATACTTCTTATCTGCTTTCTTTTTTTCTTGTGCTTTAACACTTGCGATATACTGATCAACTGTCAATGCCATTTTATTATTCCTTTTGGATTTCTTTTATATGCTCTAAATATTCTATGGTTTTTTATGAGCTAATTGGACTGCTTTCATATTCTCTAAATAATCCATTATTTGTACTGGAGTAAAACCTTTCACATCAGTAAGGTAAGTAATGATCTCTTGTGGATTGCCAGTAGCAAAATCAAAATCTTTTGTTAAGCTATCCAATGTTGGATCAGGTTGTTCACTAGGTTTCACACCACCCCATTGATCTATTGCAACACCTGATACATCATTAATAAGGTTGCCAAAATGCTCAGATTTTCTCTTTGACTTTTCTAATGCATCTTTATACTTAAGATCAGCAAAGGTTTTACTAGCTTCATCCTTTGATAGCTCATTTTCCTGCATTATTTTATTGTGATAATCAGCTATCTTAACATCTCCTTTGCTTTTTATCTCATTACCACCTCTAATTCCTGCAATACTGCCCTCCATTCCTCTATTGATAAGACTACCCTGATAATCGCTTCTTGTGTCATCTGCACCCCTTTTTATGAACTTTCCATATTGGTTAGCCATATTTTTAACACCTTGACTACCATAAAGACCATGTGCTTTCTTTTTAGCATAATATTTGCCTAGTTCTGACTTTGCGAAAGATGGTTGTTTGCTTTCATTGTACATTTTTGCACCATACTTTGCAATCGCAGTACCTGCTTGTACATAAGGATTGTATGTCATCTTATTCTCCCTGAACTGCTACGTTTGAGTTCATAATTTTAATTTGATCTAATGCTACCTTTTCTGCTTCTTGACTTCTAGTAAATTCCTCTGAATTACTCCAACAATATGATTCAGCTAAAATCGTTAGCAAATAATGTAAACCTTCATTTAATTCACAAGTGCCACCTACTGCCATTTTGGTTGGAGCTTTTATATAATAAACATCCACAGGTATATGCACCTGTTTGGTAGATGGCACTAATTCTGCTTTATCTCCAAATGCGATATAATATGGATCACTTAGATCTGTATCTACCATCGGGGAATCAAATTCCTTTACATCAGCAACATCTAACCTATTCATATATTTCCCATTAAATACCTTAATAGCCTTAATTCCTTTAGCACCATGCAATACTGTATTAGCCAAAGAATTAAAATCAAGTACTCCTAATACCATTTTAGGAGTGTTCGCACCTTTTTGATATTCTTCTTTTACCTCTAATTCTGTTAAATATTCACCATGCAATAGATCCACTAATCTATTTTGTGCATTATTCAATGCATCTACTTTCATGGTATCTGGAAATTCTGATGCATTTGCATCCTCTAATCTTTGTGATAATTCACTTATCATTTCGTTTACAGTCATTATGTATACTCCAATTCTATTTTATGAACTTCAACATCATTTGTACTGGCAGGAGCTACAATTTCTAACTGAACGTCTTTACATTTTTTTCTTAATCGATTCTTTTCTAGCGTTGGTCTTGTTTGCTTATTTAATGTAGCTGAAGATTGTGAATCTGTATCCCCATCAGCTATGATATTTACAGTTAGGTCATCACTACTTTTTATTTTGGTAGACAGTTGTCTGACTACTTCATATCGATCATCTGTTAATGTAATAGGTAAAGTTTTTATTGATGCAGAAACAGATTCTTTTTTATTAAAACTCTTTATTTTATGATCCCGATCATCCCAATAAATAACACTACCATCACTATCCTTAGTAAAATACCCTATACTTCCTGATGTATGTATTTGTCTCCATTTACCATTTATAATATTAAATGCCCATACTTCTTGATTGCTTTCATATGTTTCCCATGCTGTTGTAGCTCCTTGTTCAAACTGCCACTGATCACAATAACCAGTACCTTGTGGCATATCAACATCACTTGATGTCCACCAATAAGCACGTAGTCTGATATATTCTGTACCAGTCGGTAATGAGGTTATTACCTTTGAATATCTCTGCCAACTATCTGAAGAACTTGAAAATTTCTTTATTCTGGGATAATCACCTATCCTATTATATGTTGCATCATAGTATAAATAACCAAGATAGAAATTTCCATTTGTTAGATCGGGACATTTAGCATAAACACTTACTGAATATGTTTTTGTATGATCAACAGGGATGAAATCGGAGATTATACCATTACCGGGAGATGCCCCCATATCGCCATCAACTTCTATAGAACTGGAATAATTACCACCATATTTATCAGTATCTGTGATCGATCCACCGCTTTCATCATTTACACTCCAGTAACTACCTCCTGATGCAAAATCACTATTTCTTACCATGTTCTTGGGATTCCTGTACCATCTGAATAGTATCTCATCCCTGTATTGATCATAAATTGAAATAATATCACTTTTAAAGTGTATATCATCATATATATCTTGTATTGCATCTGTGATCTTTAGATTCTCAGTAGGTGTTGTATCACTCTGAGCTAAGTTGTTTGGAGTTAATTGATAAATGCCATCATGAAAAATTGAATACAACTTATTATCATGATTAATAAAACCATTTTTAGAAATATTTCCTATGTTATGAACAGATTCACTTACTCTCCAATTAGATGGATCTACATTAGAAGGACAATCAACCAGATATAATGAATAGTTCTTCATGACCACCAGTTTATCATATAAAGATGATATCCCTGTTATTTCCCCACCTTCTTTATCAATAAAGGTTAATACATTGGATACAGGGTTATTATCAGGTTGATCTATTTCACTATACGTAACCCAGTATGGATTTCTCTCATCCTTACCACCCGGATCTAGAACAACATTACCTTGCCAAAAACGACCATTAAGCATTAAACCATATTTACCATTAACCTTTTGAGAAAAAATATCTTTATTCGGATCAGATCCAACAGAGGAAAACTTCATATCATTAAATGTTACTTTTAATTTGACAATGTTATTCTCGGTAACTTTGCTATACTGAATATCAGCTTCTCCCTTAAATATGGAAAAAGTTGCACCAGTAATGTCATCCTCACCATCCCAAGCCTTATTTACCTGAATAAATTTCCCTTTATTTGCTGTTATCTGCCTGATCTGTGTACTATCTGATACAGTATACCTGATATATTTTCCTACTAAACCATCTTCTGCTCCAGTATCTTGTGTACAATAGATAAGATCTCTACCTCTATACATTTTACAAGCTATCTTAGAAGTGCTTTTATTTCTTACAGTACCATTTTTAAAAGAAGAAAATGTACCCGGCATATGCCTTATATAATTTTTAAAATAAACGCTATCATTGAATAATGTCCCATTAGATGTATGTGGTGTAGTAGTTGCACTACTAGAAAAATCAGTATCATTTGTATTGTAACTAATTGATGCTACACCATTTGCATCTATATTGAGGTCTTGAAAATAATCCCAATTACGATTTCTATCTTTAAATGTGGCATATTGAAGATCGCCAGATGCATCGGTCACTACCCAATGAGAACTATTATAAAAACCATCTGCAATAATACCAGTATCGGGATCATATCCTGTTGCTGTAGGAGATAATTCTGGTAGATCCGTATACATTGTTTTTGAGTTTTTAACAGTACCAGTAAATGTTGTTCCAGTTGTAGTCGCATTTTCTACTCTTTCAGATGCAATTACTCCATCAACTAATGGAATATTTAATATTCTTGAATATTCTCCATCTACTTTGTCGCTTCTATATACTTCTAGCTCAGTAATTCGATTATTAAATGTATTTTGGGGAATCTTAATAGTTAATGAACCATATTTAAACGTGTGATTACTAGAATCAGCATCGGTTGTATCACCACTATAATCGCCTTCCAGAGCTGATCCTAACATACTCCTTTGAACACCATCGTATATTTGAGCTATCTTATAATAATGTGTCTCATTACCAAAATTATTTGACGTTCCATTTTGTTCAGACCAAATAAACTCACTAGGAGAACCAAAAGGCTCTAAAAAGGCAGGATAAACATAATATCCATCGATCGGATCATAAATTTTATTGAAATAAGTTCTATCTATATGTCCAATCCATATTGGTGTTGCTGTCTCACCTTTTATTTTTCCTTCATTACCGGGATAAACTCTTATTACTCCATTATGCTCTGTTATTGTATTTCCTCTGTCATAACTAGCAACAGAAGAAAACTGCACATCTACCTTGATTGATACACTACTAGATATAACATCATCATAGCCTAACCCAGTTAAAAGACTATTCTTTAATGTGAAAGTAACTGTCTTTCTGCGAGTAATAGATGCATTTTCATCTATAATAGCATTAATAGAATAAATACCACCAGTTGTTGTAGGCACAATATCTGCCATAAAGAATTCAACACCATCAGGTGAACCAGAACTGACTAATTCTAAAGGACTTGTAAAGGGAACACCATTATCCTCTAAAATCACATTTATATCAATAGAAACATTTCCACCTTGAGGAAGATTATGGGTAGAGCTTGGAATAGAAAAATTAACGACTGCACCAGTTATTTCAAGATTAATAGTACCAGTATCTACAACAACATCATTTACATCGACTAATTGAAAATCAAATGTTCCACTACCAGTTGGCTGATTAGAATCAATATTAATATTTAGATTTTCAGTTATCGATAAAGCAGAACCATCGAATGAAAATGTAGTAACATCACTTTGATTAATCAATGAGCTACCTATATCTGTAATAATTGTAAATGTTTCTGTACCAGATATTTTTTGATTTACAGTAATCGGTATAGCTATTTGATTACCTGCTATTCCTTCAACATCAATTATAGTAGAATCTTCATCTTCACCAATGTATGCATTTAGACCAAATCCATCAGCATTTATGTATTGTATTGAAAAATCATTTGATACGATCGTTCTATTTTCTGTGCTATTAACTAATTGAACATAAACACCACCAAATGTTCCATATGATGTAATATTACCTTGTGCATATTCAACCTTAAAAGTTGTCGTACCATAATAAGGTATGGTTGTGATCGTATTATTGCTTGAATCTTTAAAAGTGGGTGTAGTAGCACTAGGATGATTCTGGGATGAAAGAGTAAGATCAAATGCTGAATTTGATCCTTGCTCTATCTGACAAGTGTATGTTATTGTCTGAGTAACTGTATGATTGTCTTTAGTGTATAATATAGATGTACTTGCATCAACTATAGCTTCTTGTAAAACATTAACTCCAAATACAAAATATTTAAAATGATCATCATCTGGTAAATTGAATAAACCTAGATCACTATCAACACCTTTTAATGCTGTAATAAAACTACCTATTTGTGGTGTGTGATCAGCAGTAACAACAGGTATAACGTCTGTATCTGGCGATCCGGGTGCAGTTGGATCATAGTAATTTGACTCTAAATTACTTTGATTAACACTATTCGTAAATGAACCTGTTAAACCTGAAGGTAATGCTTCTAAATGCCCAATACCCTCAATATTTGTATCTGCTGTAATGAATTCCCAATCAATATTTCCACCAAGATTATTTTCTGGTGTTACTTCCATAGGTAGACTTACTGGATTATTTGTATATATATCTACTGTAGGTATAGTATCTGTATTATCAGTTAGGTTAGTATCCCATTCAAATCTATTGATCTGGACAGCAGGATTAACAGAATACGACAACACCTCTTCTGTTGGATTAAATGTTAATGGAGTTAATAATATTTCAAATTCAACTGGTTGATTTAAAACTCCACTTGAAGGGGGATTATTATCAAGATCGATGTAAAACTCAACTGGAGACATTCCTGCAATATTAATAGGAACATCTGATCCTACAACTTTGATACCTGTGTGGCTTATATCAGAATGGAGATCATTTATTGTGATCTGCCATGTTGTTATTGATGAATGTCCTAGTTCAGATGGATTCCATTGGAAAATAACTCTCGAACTCTCAGCATCATTATTAAGCCAAGTGAATTGAGAAAAAGATCCCTGTGTGATCGTAAGCATCTAAAATCCATTATTCATTTCAATTACTAACCTATTGGTCTTATTATTTACTTTTATGACCATAGTCCTATCAGATGTTCCAGTCAAATGCGAACTACTGAACGTAAAAAGATTAGTAATTGTATAATCGGTTATATTTGCATTAAGATTATTGAATCTACCTGTATCGCCACTACCATGTGTTTTTACAAGTTTACCATTAACAGGTCTAAAATTTTTTAAGGTATCTACGTGTCCCTGTGCGATATCATCAGGATCACCATTAGTAAATACCCCAAGAATATCTGGGATTGTTACTTTACTCACCTGCTACTGCTGTCCATGATTTAGTGATGATCTTTTCTTCAACATAAGTTGTTAAACTTGTTTGAATGATCATAGCCAAGTATCTATACCTTGTATTTCCTGAACTAGCTGAATAATAAAATAACTTACCTGCATTAGTTGCATTTGCAGTTAAAGGTGAAGATATTAATTTCATTTTCATGTTTGTACCAACCACATCACCTGCTGAAATAACTTTACCAAAATTAACTGTACTACTTGTACCCAAACCTATGCCTGTTCGAGTGTTAGTGGCTGATTTACTGATCAATTTACCTGAACTAATGTGTGCTACACCATCAGATGAGCTTGATGCACCATGCTGAACTATATTATCCTGTGCAGTACCTGCATTTAAAGTATATCCTGTACCCATACCCAATAGAGTTCTTGCTTCACTTGCAGTTTTATTAACGACAGAATTAGCAGATGAACCACCTACTACAAAACTATTTTCAGCAGTAGCTATTTTGGGTTGTTTATCATTTAATTGTGTCTGTATTGATGAAGTAACACCATCTGTGTAGTTGATCTCAGTAGCAGTTGCTGTTACTGTTACACCTGCTAATTTAAAAGTATTTGAAGAAGAATTGTCTATATCTACAGAAGTGGTAGATAGTTTTAAAATTGAAGATGTTCCCTCACCATCCTCTACTAATCTTTCAGTAGTATCAATTCCTGTATTACTATTAGAAATCTGTAATAGATCCTTATAAGTCTCTGAAGGTTTCTTGCCTGTTAATGTTGCCATATTAAATTATCTCCCGATGTGTTACCTGTGAATCAACTGCATCATACACTCGACCTTTTACAGGAACTTTTCTTCTTAGGTAAATTTTTCTAACCTCTTCTCTATTCACTACATATTTACCCATATATTTTTCTGCTACTTCTATTTGATTAGAATCCATATGAATCTGCGATCTTGCATAATCAACTAAATATTTATGATATTCAAAAGGGATATAGGGAGAATCAATAGATGATTCAAATTGAGTTACATATGCCTCCCAGTTAGAATTACTTGTTGTATCCCAAGTTGTATCTGTTCCAGAGCCAAATACTCCTTCACACCATATCGTTAATTCTCCTGCTTGGGTAGGGGCAGGGTATATGTATATAGTAGAGCCTTGTATAAAATATGATTCTGGTCTGCCCTTTGCCCAAGTCTCTGTTGAATCTTTTAATTGTATATCTGCCCATACTGGGATCGTATTTAATAATGTGCCTTCCCATGCGACACGTTGAATCTGTAAAAATGTTTGTGGTAATTCTATGCTATAATTACCTGCTGATAACGATGTCTGGAATGTGAATTCCAAACATTTAGTATGTAGAACAAAATCTTCCTGTGCATCTTTTAAATAAGTGTCAGCAGATTTTGCTAAAAAAGCTCTTTTTTCGGCAGGAAAACCAAAGAGCGTTCTAT